GTCGGCGAAGATGGAAAAGGCGACGCTGTCGGTCGAGCGTCAGCTCCGCACGCTACAGTCTCGGCTCGACCCGGCCTATCGCGCGACGCTGCGGCTGGCGGAGTCCGAGAAGCTCCTCAGCGCGGCACGGGCGCAGGGGCTGATCTCCGCCTCGCGCCAGGCCGAACTCCTCGCACTTGAGACGCGCGGCCATACCACCGCGGCCGGTGCCGCTACGCTCCACTCGCGGGCGCTGGCGGGCCTGACCGCTCAGGCTACGGCGGCGAGTGGCGCGCTTAGCGGCGCGCTCGGGCTCAGCGGTGGCCTGGCCGTCGCCGGCGTGGTCGCCGTCACTGCGGCAATGACCAAGATGATCACCGAGACGATCGCGGCTCAGAAATCGTTCGCCCAACTGGAAGCGGTAGTGGCCTCTACCGGCGGGGCGGCGGGATTGACCACGGCCCAGCTCGTCGCGATGGCCGACGAGATGCAGCGTCTGACCACGTTCGAGGATGACGCCGTGATCGGCGCTGAGGCTGTGCTGCTGAGGTTCACGAAAATCGGTGGCGACGTCTTCCCGAGAGCCTTGAAGTCAGTCCTCGACATGTCAGCGGCGGGCAAGGACCTTTCCGCTTCGGCGATGCTGGTCGGCAAGGCGCTCAACGATCCGGTCAAAGGACTGACCGCACTGACCAAGATCGGCATTACGTTCGACGCCGCACAGAAGGACTTGATCGCGTCGTTTCTCCGCGTCGGCGATGTCGCCGGAGCGCAGGGAGTGGTCCTCGATCAGCTCAAAATTAAATACGGCGGGTCGGCGGAGGCGGCGAGAAACACGCTCGGCGGTGCGCTCGAATCCCTCGGCAACAATTTCGGCAATCTCTTTGAGATCGCACAACCGGGGACCGAGAGTCTCATCGCCTCGATCAACGAGCTGGGCGACGTGCTCTCTGATCCCAACACGATCGCGGCAATTCAGTCGTTCGGCACTGCTCTGCTCAAGGTGCTGGCGCTAGTGACCGAGGCTTCGGCTTTCGTCATCCGAAACTTTGAAATCATCCTCGATCTGATGAAGGCGGTAGCCTCGCCAGGAACTGCCGCCCTGTCCGCGGCTGACTGGTTCAATGCTCCTGATCCGAAGACCATAAGCGACTTCGAGACGCTGACGAATTCGGTCACTGACTACATCGAGAAGATAAGGGAAAAGACCTCCGTCGAGAGCGAGAGCACGGGGGCGTCTGACGATGCGGTCAATGACGCCAAGAAATGGTTGCAGAGCATCCAGGAGCGTAAGGATGCCATGCAATTATCGATCGAGGAAATCCGCGAGGAAACACAGGTCACCGCTCTTGAAGGTGTCGAGGCGGCGAAACTCGCCTTCTATTTTGAACAGATGCGGATCGCGAAGGAAGCGGCACGCAAGGCGGGACAGATCATCTCCGACGAAGAACTCGCTACGATTCTGAAAGCGACAGACATATTCGGCGAGTTGTGGAAGCAGCTCGATGCGGTGAAGACCCATAACGCTGATGTCAAGAAGGCGAACGATGATGTCAAGAAGGCGACCGAGGACGCCGCCAGGACGGCGGAGCAGCACGCCAAGGCGATAAAGGACGTTCAAGAGAACCTGGCATTCGAGGCGGCGCAGCTCGGCCGCACGGCGGAGGAGCAGGAGGTCTACAATAACCTCAAGCAGGCCGGCGTCTCGATCACGTCCGCCGAGGGCCAACAGATCGCTGCGGCGACGCGGCAGCTCTACCAGTTAGAGGAGGCGACCAAGGCGGCGAACGATGCGGCTGAGGCACGCAAGACCTTACAGGAAGACATCACGTTCGAGCGCGGGCTGATCGGCCTGAGCGACGAGGACGTAGAGATCGCCGAGCGGCTGCGCGACATCTACAAGGGCGACATTCCGGCGGCGCTGGCCTCGACCGAGGCGGCGGCGCTCAGGATGAACAACCGCTTGGAGGAAGCGGGGGAAGCCGGCCAGGCATTCAAGGATGCGCTGGAGAGTTCGTTCGTCGGACTCTTCACCGGGTCGATCAAGTCGTTCGACGAATTTCTGGATCACATAACCAAGGGCATCGCCGAGGTCGCAGCCCAGGCTCTCGCCTCCAACATCACGGACAAGCTCTTCGGAGGGTCGGACTCCGCCGGCGATTCGCTCAACAATGCCGGCACCAAATTGACCTCGGGAGCGGCTCCCGCCTTGACCTCGGCCGGCGCGACGCTCTCCGCTTCCGCCACGGCGCTGGAACACGCGGCCGGCTCGCTCGCCAACGCCAACGTCGGCGCGGGCCTGTCCGCTCCTGTATCCGGCGGGACGGGTCTCGCCAGCGTCAGCACGGGTGGGCTTGAGGCGCAGGTCGCCTCCGCGCTGGCACCGGCGTTCCAGGGGTTCCTCACCGATCTCGCTTCGACGGGATACAAGGTCACCAGCCTCGGCGGATACAGCGATCGCAACATCGCCGGCACGAGCACGCCGAGCTATCACAGCGTCGGCGCTGCGATCGACATCAATCCCCTCTCGAACCCGGTGACCTACGGATCGACGGTCACCAATCTGCCGTCCAACATTTCGGATATTGCCGCGAAGTGGGGTCTCGGCTGGGGCGGCAACTGGTCGAGCAAGAGCGATCCCATGCACTTCTCCGCCGCGACCGGCGAGGGAGGATCGTTCAGCGTCGACCGCTACAGCGGAGCCGGGTCGATGACCTCGGTGAGCACGGGAGTGACCGCGGCGGCACCAGTCACCGACGCCGCTCCGCTCCCGGTGTCGGTGGTCGCGACTCCCGCGCCGGCCTTCACCGGCCTGCAGAACGTCTTCAACAGTCCTGCCTTCCAGACCGCGATCAGCGGCTTCTCGATGGGCTATCAGCAACAGGACCCGCTGATGGGCGGCCTGACCGGAGCGCTGTCGGGCTTCATGTCGATGGGTCCGCTCGGTGCCGTGATCGGCGGCGTCTCCGGAGCGATCGGCGGACTGCTCGGAAACATGGCGGCGGAGAAGGCGGCGCTGGAGGCGGCCCAGGAACAGTGGGCGTCGATGGCCGGGGAAGTCGAGGACTTCAGCAATGCCCTCAAGGGCAAGGTGATCGGCGACCTTCAGACCTCGTTCAACGAGGCTCACAGGAAGTTCGATGAGATTGCCAAGGCGGCGAAGGCCGCCGGTGAGGACATCAGCTATTTGAAGCAGGACCTGGCCGAGTTCGAGAGAGAAACGACAGATGCCTTCCGGCGGTCATTCAAGGCGGTCAAGGAAAGTCTGAAGTCCGGCCTGGGTGACGAAGATCCCTGGCTTGAGGCGGCGAACGCAATCGCGGCATTGAGGGAGGAACTGCTCGGATTTATTGCCGATACCAAGACCGCATACGATGGCGAGCACAGCAAGAACAAGATCGACCGGGCTGAGGAGTTGTCGCAGCAGTATGTTCTCGACATGGTCAGCGGCAGCACCGAGGAGCTGAGCGAACTCGATGCCGAGGTCCGCAGGATTTTAGGAACGCAGAACGAGGCAATCGATCTTCTCCAAGAACTCGGGATGTCATGGAAGAAGGCATCCAAAGCGGTTACGGAGGCCATGAACGAGGCACTCGCTGCCGCTCGCGAGACGGCCTTGAATGCGATCAGGGACAGGTCGACCGATTATCTCCTGAGAGAATTCGCGGCCACGGCTGACGAAAACAACCTTTCCGACGTCCTGGCTCAGTTTGAGATCGACGCCCAGCTTCAGAGGGAGGAGGAAATCGAGGCGGGTGGCTATGCCATGGTCGACCTGGAGCGGGCGCTTGCTGCGGAGCGGCTTCAGATCATCGAGGACTTCAACCAGGCGGCGGTCGAGGCGACCGAGGCGGCGATCGACGAGATGAACAGCGTCGCTAAGGGGATCGTCGACTACGTCAACGAACTGCGGGCCGGCTCGGAGAGCACGCTCTCGCCCCAAGACACCCTGGCTGCGGCGCAGGAAGCCTACGATGCCATATTGGCGCTCGCACAGGGCGGCGACGCGGAAGCGCAAGGCGACATCACCGGCTTCGCCGACGATCTGATCAACGCGGCGCGCGAGATGTACGCCAGCGGCGAAGATTTCCAAACCATCTTCCAACAGGTCCAGGATCAATTGCTCGCCCTGCCGTCGGTCACCGACACGACCGACTTGGAGACCGCGACCCTCCGCGACGTGCTCGATGGCATAGAGAACACCACGGCCGCGGTCGACGACCTTGCGACTCTGATCGAGAACTCGACCCCTGCTGCGATCGCCCTGGCGCTGACCGGGGTATTCGCCGATCTCGACACCACGATGGACGAGAAGCTATCGAGGGACGAGCTGATTGCGTCCGGCCTAGCCACCGAGGGCACCATCGACAGCCTGATAGCCTCGGTCGACCTCAGCGCTGACGGGCAGCTCACGATGCTCGAACTCATGCTCGCCAACGATCAGGAAACCGCCGACATGATCAAGGGGGTGCTTACCGCCACTCCTGCGCAAATCGCGAGCAAGCTCTCGGGCTACTTCAACATGCTCGACACCAACATGGATGGGCTGCTGACTGCGGACGAGCTGGTCGCCTCTGGCCTGGCGACCTCGGGGCAGGCCGCCTACCTCTACAGCTTGCTCGACAAGGGCACCAATGGTCCAGACGGGAGCCTCTCAAAGCTCGATCTCATCAAGACCGAGGCCGAGGGCACGATCACCGCGATCGACGATCAGGACCCAATGCTCACCGCGACAAACCTGCTGCTCGATGCTAGCGACGGCGTCAAGAAGTGGAGCAAGTACGGGGCGCAGGACACGGAGGAGCTGACGAAGCAGGCCGTGAAGTATTATCCGGCCATAGATCAGACCCTGTTCGAGATCGCCAAGTTCACGGCCGCCGAGGCCAAGAAGGATCGACCAGATGATAGGAAGTATGGGGTATGGGCTGATATCGATCCCAACAAGCCGAAGGTGTCTAGCGGAGGGATCATCGGCTACGCTCCTGGCGGGATCGTGGGTAACGGGACCTGGAACGTCGACAGTGTCATGGCGCGCCACGCCAACGGCGGCGAGATCATGCTCGCCGGAGGGGAGGGCGTAATCAATGCGGCGGCGACCAGCATGATCGGGCCGTCGGTCATCGACCTGATCAACAGCACCGGCCGCCTGCCGCAGAATGACAACGGCCAATATTTCGCCGACCAGAACCGGGTCCTGCTTGCCGGCTTCGGGGCGACGATCGAGGCGCTCCAGGGCGAACTCTCGCTCTTGAGGACCGAGGTCAAGCGGAGCGGCGAGGGGATCGAGCAGGCGGTGGAGCGCCGGCCAGTACAAAAGTCAAAACCGAGGGCGGCATGATGGACGGTAGCTTCGGCGCGGACCCGTTTGCCTCCTCGGCGTTCGCCGTGCCGGCGCGCTGGGCGGCGGACCCGGACGTCGCGGGGATGCTCGCGGGGTCGCGTCTCGATCTGATCTACACCGTCGAGATCAGGATTCGGAACACCGCGGACAATCATTTCGAGACGCTGCGGTTCGCAAATTCCATGTGGGCGACCGAGCCGGATGACTTCCCCCCTTCAGCGCCATTTGATGGTCGCCTGGAGTCCTACAACTACCGGCGCGACATCGCCGGCAACGAACGGTTCTGCGGGATGGCGACCTCAGATGGGTCGCTGGTGTTTGGGTCCACCGACAATGCTTATGCCTCCGTCCTTGACGGCTTTGTCGTCGGGTGGGAAGCGACGGTGAGGGTCGGGAGAAAGAGCGATCCTCTGGTCCTGCACCACGTGCTGCTTAAGGGGCTGGCGCTCGACTGGGACGACGACGGCGACTCCGTCTCGGTCACCCTCGACGATCAGAGCGAAAAGCTCAACGTCCCGATACAGCCGACCATGTACGCCGGGACCGGCTGGTCGGAGGGCGGCGCTGACCTGGCCGGCAAGCGCAAGCCTCGGGTCTATGGTCGTCTGTTCGGGGTGCAGCCGCCGCTCGTCGATCCGGCTTACCTCACCTACCAACTGACCGACGGGCCGGCGACGATGATCGCCAACTTCTTCGATCGCGGCGTGCCGCTGATCCCCGACGCCGATTACACGACCTACAACCAGCTCGCCGGTGCCTCGATTCCCGCGGGAAGGTTTGCGACGAACCTGTCGAGGGGGTTCATCCGGCTGGGAGCCTCGCCGGCCGGAACCGTATTCGGGAACATCCGGGTCAACGATAGCGCGACCCACGGCAGCATAATCAAGGAGATCATCGACGACGCCACCGACGTCTCGGCCGGGGATATCGACGCGCCCGCCTTCGCCGCGCTGGACGTCGCGCAGCCGTGGCGGCTGGGATACCTGGTCAGCTCGGAGGAGGCCGAGACGGCGGAGGTCGCGATTGGGCGGCTGGTGACCGGGATCGGTGGCTGGGCCGGCTGGGGCCGCGATGGCAAGTTCAGCGTCGGCATAGTCCGCTCGCCGTCAGGGAGCCCGCTGGCGCGGTTCTCTCACTTGGATGGGGGACTTATCGACGTCCGTCGCGAAAAGCTCCCGGACGGGATCTGGCCGCCGCCGTGGCGGGTGCGGGTCAGCTATGAGCAAGTCTGGACGCCCTTCACCGACTTCGCCGGCTCGGTGACCGACACGCTGCGATCGTTCGCCGCGCAGCCGTATCGCCTGGCGACGGCCGAGAGCGCGAGCGCATTGGCGGACAATCCTCGCGCCCAGGATTGGGACGTGATCGAGGGCTGGGTCGACGAATTCGTCACCACGGATTCGCTCGCCGCCGCGCAGGCTGAGGCTAACCGCCTCCTGGCGCTTTATAACGCTGGCTTTCATCTCTATCGGGTCACCGGGTCACGGCGCTGGCTGCAATTCAATCTTGGAAATGAGGTCAACGTCACCTGGCCGAACTATGGGCTCACCGCCGGCCGCAACGTGATCATCGTCTCGATCGAGGATAAGGTCGACCTCCGTGACGGCGGCGACGTCGACTCCGTCGAAGCCCTGGTGTTCGGCTAATGGCAAACGCTGCGGTCGCCATCACCAATCTCGCCGACGCCGGCACCTGGACCTCGACGTCGTCTGAGCCATTGATGCCGATCACGAACCTCCTGAACGAGCACGTCAGCAATCGGTGGCGGAGCATAGTCGAGCCGGCGACGATCACAGTCGACCTCGGCGCCAACGTCTCGCTCGATACGGTTGCCCTCATGGGGCTGACGATCGGCACGACGGCGACGATCCAGGTCCTGATCTCGACCGCGGCCGGCGGCGCGGCCTCGGGCAACCTCCACAACGTCACCTACTCGATCGTCAACAAGGAACTCGATCCGAATTACCGGATGCTCGTCGTGGCGCTCCCGGCTCCGGTCTCCGGACGCTTCGTGCGGTTCGTGATCACCGACGGGCCGGCGACCTACGTCGAGGCCGGCCGCGGCTTCGTCGGGCTCCGCGAAACCTTCACCTACAATTTCGCGCCTGGGGGCGGGATCACCTGGACCGACCGGAGCCGGAGGACGAAGTCCGCCGGCGGTCAGACGCTGATCTTCCGGGATAACAAGTTCCGGACGGTCGACCTTAATTTCGAGTGGGTCAGCTCCTCCCAGCGGGAGGGGGTGTGGGAGACGCTCGGCCGGGTCAACGGCAACTCGGTCGATGTGCTCCTGATCCTCGATACGGCGTCGAACAACCTCTGTCGCGATTCGATTTACGGTCTGGTGACTTCAAGCCTCCATTTCCTCTACGCGTCGATTGGGGATCGCTACTCCGCTCCGATCACCGTCGAAGAGCGGCTATAACCCCAGGATGCGATGAGCCATGGCCTTCAAGCTACCGAGCCGCGTCAAGGAAACCACGGTCACCACGGGCACGGGTGCCTATACCCTCGGCGGCGCACTGTCGACGGCCTGGCGGACCTTCGCCGCCGGCGGCCTCGCCAACCTTGACACGACCTTCTACTACGCCGAGTCCGCCACCGAATATGAGTTAGGGATTGGCACCTGGAACACCGGCGGGACGCTGACCAGGACCGCAATCCTGGCGTCGAGCAACGGCGGTGCCGTGGTCAGCTGGGCAGCCGGTGCCAAGGTGATCGGCATAGGTATGCCGGGGCCGGAGGACCTCGACGGCGGTGCCTACCAGGCGATCTCCTACCTTCACGGCGCGATGGGGATCAAGAGCAACAAGAATTTGCTCCACAATGGCGGCTTCCAGGTCGCGCAACGTGGCAGCGGGCCGTTTACTTCAGTGACCGTGCCAGTCAACTCCGACGACAGCTATCTCCTCGACGGCTGTATTTTCCTGGCGAACGGGGCCGACGTCTGCGACGTGAGCCGGGTCATCGGTGATCCAGACTTCGTCTCTGGGAGGAAGCTCAGGCTCGACGTCGAGACGGCCAACCTTCGCTTCGGGGTGCTCTTCCCGATCGAGAATGCGGTCATGCAGGGGGTCCGCAAGAGCGGCAGGGCCTCGGTCCAGTTCAAGGTCAAGCGGACCGGGACCTCGCTGGCTAACGTCCGCGCCTACCTCCTGGCCTGGAACTCGACGGCCGACGTCATCACCTCGGACGTGATCTCGGCCTGGGGCGGAGCCGGCGGCGACCCGACCTTCGTCGCCAACTGGACGGCGGAGAACGTCGCATCCCAGCTCGCGGTCGGCACGGCGACCGTCCTCTACCGGATCGAGAACATCGCTGTGGACACAGCGAATGTCGCGAACCTGGCGCTCTTGATCATCTCCGACCCGGTCACGACCACGATCGGCGACTTCCTCGATCTCGGCGACGTCCAGGTCGAGGAAGGGGCATTAGCGACCGACTACGAACACCGATCCGTCAGCACCGATGTCGATCTGTGCAAGCGCTACTACCATCAGCTCGGAGGCGCTAGCTCCTATCCGCGCATCTATGGCTACACCGTCGCCGGCCAGTATCTGATCACACCGATCCCCTTTCCCACGTCGATGCGCATCACCCCAACAGCCGGGAAGAGCGGATCGTGGGCCGTGACCAACTGCGGACAGCCGGCCGTCAGTGGAGTCGATGCCGAGGGCTGGAATATGCAGGTTCAAGTAACAGCGACCGCGGTCGCGTCAGTCAATCCAGATGGTGCCGACGACTATTTCGCATTCAGCGCGGAGCTATGACCATGGCCGTGACCAGAGCCACCTACCGGGAAGACGGGATGATCGAGTTGATCATGGACGGGATCACCTACACAGTCCCGGACGACATGGACAACCGCGATCGGCGTAAGCTCCAAGCCTGGGTCGACAAGGGGAACGTGATCGATCCCTACGTTCCTCCAGGTCCGACCCCGGAGGAGACGCGACGGGATGAGTTCAGGGGGCAGCCGGACTACGTCGACCTGGCGGCCAAGCTCAAGACGTCGACGCCAGGGCAGATCGATACCTGGCTGACCAACAACGTGACCAACTTGACCCAGGCCAGGTCAGTCCTCGGGGCGATCATCAAGTATCTCGCGGCGATGGTTTAAGGACCGGGGCCCGCAGTCCGACCGGCGGTCCGGGGCCCTTCAATGTCAAATGATGACAAGCCACCGTTCGACGTCGTTCGCGCGACGTTCTTTCTGATCGCCGGCGTCGTCGCGGTCTATGCGATCGTCGTGCTGATGGGAATGGTCGGCTGTCTCTGGAACGCCCGCGCGATCTTTTCGAGCCCGAACGTTTACTGCGATCCGCAGGGGCGGCTGACCGAGCTCATGGCATCGGCGCTCGCCGCCGCGCTGGCGTTCATCGGCGGATCGAAATGGAGCGGGCCGCCGCCGTCGAGGGACAGGAATGGCCCGCCGGTTCTACCTCCACGTAAAGCGGCGCCGAAGCCGGGTGAACAAGGCGACGACGATGATCCCGGCCCTGACGCCGCGTGAATATCAAGGGACGAACGCTTCTCCAAAAGCCTCGGGTTTCGCTATGACACCGAAAGAATTTCAGGACTTGCTCCATTCCAGAGGCTTCGACGCCGGGAGGATCGACGGCTACTGGGGGCCGCGGACGGAGGAAGCGGTCGAGGCTTGGTTCCGCACCGGCTGGGACCTCGACGATCCGAGGGAAGTCGTCCAGACGATGAGCCAAGACGGCATCGAGTTCCTGATGGGGTGGGAGGGCTGTAAGCTGAGCGCCTATCAGGACAGCGCCGGGGTGTGGACGATTGGCTATGGTCACACCTCCGCTGCCGGTCCGCCGAAGGTCACGGCGGGGATGAAGATCACGCAGACGGAAGCGGTGGACATCCTCAAGCGGGACCTCGCCAAGTTCGAGGACGATGTGCGTGATGAAATGGGCAACATCCCCCAGGAGATTTTCGACTGCGGGGTCAGCTTCCACTACAACACGGGCGGGATCGCAGCCGCCTCATGGCCCGACTATTGGGCCAGGGGTGAGGTCATCGCATCCGAGCAAAAGCTGAAGGCCTGGAACAAGGTGAACGGCCGCGTCAACAAGGGCTTGGTGAGGAGACGTGCCGCGGAGGCCGACATGGGCTTCCGGGGCGATTACACGGGGAGGCCGTAGTGCGGCTGTGAGGTGCGGGGCGCGCTGCCAATTCCTCAATCGAATCAAAGGGCGTTGATTTTGGGTTCGGGCGACTAACCCCATAATAATCCGGTACCTATAGACCCTTCTCGACCGCACCAATCAATTTTTATGCTATTGATTTATATCACTTAATCGTTGCCGGGCCCGCACCGGATTTAAGGTGCGGGCCGTGGACGTTCCCGATCTTTTCCGAAGCCTGCCTTGCCAGTCGCTTCCGATCGGCCGTCCGGGTGTAGAGCATGGGCATTGCCGCACCGCTCCACCCGAAGAGCGCTTCCATCTCCGCGACGGTGGCTCCGGCCTCCGCCGCCCGGGTAGCGCCTATCTTCCTCACCCCATGCGCAGAGTGATCCGTCAGGCCTGCCGCCAGGCACGCCTGCTTAAACATATTCCCGAAGCTCTCCTTCGTGAGCGGATGACCTTTCTCCCCCACGATGAATGCCAGGTCCCCGGTCGGTCCGATTGCAAGCGTCTCGGCAAGGATCGGGAGAATCGGAATGTTGACCTCGATACCGTTCTTCTCCGTCTTGAGCGTGGCGACGCCTCCTCGGACATGCTGGCGTCCAACGATCACGGCATCGCCGCGCCGCAGTCCCGTGTAGAGCAGGACGTGCAGCCAGACGTGTTCCCGTGTGCCGAGCGGCCATCGCGCCTCGTAGGCTTCCACATCGTCCTCGCTCCACGCCTTGAAGCCTCCCGTATTCGGACGCGGCGGGTTCTTCACGCTGGCCGTGGGATCCGTGTCGACCATCTCCGCGTCGAGCGCCCAGCGAAAGACCCCGCGCATGGCGTCGAGGAAGTTCCGCGCCTGTGATGGGGTATGGGCGCGCCGCTCGAGCGCCGCCCTGATGTCCGTCCGGGTGACGTCGCGGAAGGCGTCGGCGCCGGCTGTGTCAAGAACGTGGCTGAAGATGTTATCGCGCTGCCGTCTAGTGGCGGGCGAGAGCGAGCGGTACTGGGCGGTCTCCCGGTAGCGGTCTATAAGCCAGCGAAGGCTCCCGGCGGCGCTACGGGCGCGCCTGGGCGGTTCAGTGCCGGCGAGGGCTTCTCGGTATGCTGCGTCAAATAAATCGTCTGTAGGGGCTGGCAGGCGCCGCCTGGAGCCCTTGCCGCGCCGGAAGTAGAACACCACCGTTCCGTGGCGGGTGCGTTCCCTGACAACGAACAGCGGCAGCTTGCGCGGCATCTCCATAGTCACAGCCGGATCTCCTTGCGGCCGTCAACCTCGGGCTTTGCGTCTTCGGGGATAGCGTGCTCTTCGGGGATAAGCCTGACGACGGCCTTGCCGATCTGGACCTCTGCGATGCAGCCGGCTTTCTTCGCGCCCTCGGCGAGAGCTCGAACCTGGCGCTGCGTGAGATCCAGTCGGCGTGCGCTCACGTATCCAGCCCCCCGTCCTTTGTCTCAATCAGCGCGGCGAGATCCACCGGCCCCAGCACCAGCGGCAGTACGGCGGCAAGAGTGGCCTCCACGATGATGGCAATGGCGAGCGGATCGATCTCGATGGCGTCTGTTGCGGCCTTCCGCCCCGCCTCTATCAGCGTCTCCATGGTCGGTATGGTCACGGTTGCACCTCCCCCACCCTCTCCCGCAGGACGGCGAGGGCGGCTTCGGCCTTGTGCCATTCCTTTTGGGCTTCCACGACCGCCGCGAATTTCTCTTGATCCTTCGCAAGCAAGTCGTCCCTCTCCCGCTTGAGGTTCGCTATGGTGGCCCGCGCGGCTGCATACGGCGTCCAGTCTTCATCGGGCTTGATCCGTGCGTCCCACCGCACCAGCCCTCCCGTCTCCGGGGCAACCGGGGTGGGGACGGACGGAGTGTCTTCGCCGATCCCGCTGGCCGCGATCTCCTCGCGGGCGATGGGGTCTAAGATTGCGTCAGCCAGTTCAATCCTCTCCTCCCAGCCCAAGCCCAACGGAGCCAAGGCGTCAATGAGGCGGTCGCGCGCCTTGTCGAGGTCCTTGCTCATGTCGTCTCCTTCGCTCGGTCGAGCCGCTCGATCTCGGCGATGATCAGCGCCCCGGCGCGGACAAGGTCACGTCGGCGGTCCTTGGGCTTCCACCATGCCCAATCCCAGGGCCATGTAGCTGGCATCCAGCCGATCCGCAGACGGGCATCACGGGTCTCTGCGTCATTGCCGGCAATGGCGCAATAGCAGGCTGCTGCTCGCGCCATCTCGCCCTTGGTCTGTCTGTCGTCATGCTCAGTCGTCCAGTCTTCGACTTCGATCTGCCGGCGGCGCTCGGTGATCACATCGTCAATGGCCGTGCTCATGCTGTCTCCTTCGGGATCGGGGTGAGGGCGGCGCAGACTAGCGCGGCCACTTGATTACCCTCGTGTTCGGTGATCGTGCTCGCGTAGCAGATGATGGCGTCGAGGTAGGGTTCGACCTCCCGCAGCGCCGCTTCGGCACGCTCGGCGTGCGCGAGGAGGCGCTCGATGAGGTCGGCGGCATTGTCAGCGACGTTTGCAGCAATGCCGCAGCCTGCGCATCCTCTGTCGAGACTGCTGCCAGACAATCGTTGCGCCTCGGCGCGCAGTCGCTCCACGAGGCTCTGTGCGGCGGTGAACGAAGCGTCGCTCATGCGGGCGTCTTTCTCCGGGTTAAACGTCCCCCACCAGGCGGATGCGGCGGAACCTGGTGGGGGACTTTAAGGCCGCCAACTCGGCGGCCTATCGGGTCAGGCGGCCAGCGCCTTGCGCACCGCGGCGTCGGCGTCGGCCGGCGAAGTCTCGCCGCGGGTCCGGCTGAGGTGCGCGTCCATGATCGCGGTCGCTGCCACCGCCACCGCTGACGTGTCGTCGTCGCCCAACCCGGCGTCCTGCCAGAACCGCTGCGTGCCCTTCTGGACCGTGGCCGGCGTGTTCACGGAGGACAGGCCGTCGGCTAATGCCTTCAGCCGCTTCTTCTCGTCGACGGTGAGCGGCCTCGGTGGCGCTGGCGGCGGGCTCTCCGGCGAGCCAGGGGCGGCCGTAGGCGCGTTATTCTCGTCTGGTCCCTCGGGTGGTGCGGGCGGCTCCTCGGGCGCGTCAGCGGTCGCCGTAGCGCCTGTCTCGTCCTCGATGATCTCGCCGGTCTCCTCGTCGTGCGGCGTCGGCGACGCTATCTGCCTGGCGCTGGGCGCGGCCGGCGGCGCCGGCGGGGGGGACACGTCGCGCATGCCGCTGACGTTCGCGCCCATGCGCTCCGCCTCGTCGGTGTCGAGGATGCTCGAATAGCCGAAGGCGTAGCGGACGGCCTGGATCGTCGCCTTGTGACGGAGCATTCGGGCGGGCCATTGCTTCCACGGCTCGGTGTTGCGCTTGCACTCCGCCATGTATTCGGTGACGACCAGCGGGTGCGAGCGGTCTTTGCGGTAAATCCTCGCGCTGATCGCGGTGAGTTGCTTCTTTTCGTCAAGGTGGTCGTCGAATTCGATGCCGTCCATCATCGGGTGTTCGTTCATCAGCTTGACCCAGCCGTCGATTCCCACGACCGGCTGGATGCCGCCGCCCTTCGCCGGGAAGGCGTAGATCTCCTTCAGGATCGGGTTGAGCCCGTATTCGTGGGCGACGACGAGGAAGGCTGCGAACTGCTCACGCGTGCATTCCTTAGGCACGACGGTGGCGCGGAGCGTCTGCTCGAAGGCAGCCGGCGCCATCGAGTAGCGCTCGGCCATGCTGGCGATGATCGACGGCCCCGTCGGGCGGTCGATGGTGGCAACGTTGCTCATGTCTATTTCCTCCGCGTCAATTGAGAAAACGCCGCTTGTCCGTCCGGGCTCGCGGCCCAGTCCTCCGTTTCCTCTGATGAGGCGTCGAACTCGCCATTCCATTGCCGCGCACGGAGCGCGAGGGCGGCCGGCGTTCCCGCCTTGGCCAAGTCGGCGGCGAGCTGCAGGCCGGGCGTGGCGAGCGGTGACAGAAAGTCGTGGTAATAGCCGCGCGCCGCCTTAGCTGCCATCTCCGTCAGCCCGGCCTTCGCGAGTTCCGCCGCCAGAATGTCCTTGGTGTGCATTGCGCGCTTCCTCTTTTGTCAATTCGTCGATCTGCTTTTGCAGTACCCACGCCACATCGACCGCCATCCCTTGGCTTCGCCTCGCCGGTTCGGAATTGAGAACACAAGCGAAGAGGTCCATCACCTCCACCTTCGCTGCGAGGATTTCGTTTTGCCGCCGCAGCTGCAAAATTTCGTGCATCGCGCTCGTGAGTAGATCCTTCATTGCGCGTCCCTCTTCTCGCGGGTGATCCTGATCTGCTCGACGAGCGCCTCACGGGCGAGGTCCCAACCGAACTTGCCGCTGACGAGCAGCGGAGCGATGTCCTCGGGCGTCGCGCCGGCCTTGATGCCGCTGATCGACACGAAGCAGTCGGCGCTCTCATAGTTCCCGAGGTTCAGCTTCCGGGACATGGAGACGGTGATCGTCGGTTCGTCGGTCATTCTGCTACTCCTGCGGAGCCGAAGGTGGACGAGAGGCGGGCTACAATCTCGGCTCCGAGGCTGACGCCCCTCGCCATCGCGGCCTCGACGAGCCTGTTGTTCAGATCGACAGGGATCCTCGCGGAGACCGTCATTTGCGGTGGGCCTGGCGGCCGGCGCGGAACCTTGAGGATAACCGGTCGAGGCCCCTGGGCGACCGGCGGAACCGCTGGCGCGTCGAGCGGGCGGTTCAGCAGCGTGTCGATAGCGGCCTTAGGCACTAGGATGCGCTTGCCTATCCTGATCGTTGGGATGTCTCCCGACGCCGCAGCCGCGTAGGCTTGATTCCGTCCGATGCCGAGAACCACTGCGGCCTCGGGGATCGTGTAGACTGCCGGGCTGCTCATCTCAGGCCGCCTCTTCAAATTCCTCGACCTCGACACCAGCGAGCGGGACGCCCGCCTTGACGGCACGGTTGGCGAGCTGCTCGACGAACTCCCTCATGTCCCGGTGATCCTTGAGCGCGGCGTAGCAGGCCGCATAGTCGACGATCCGCGCCCGGGTCTTCTTGCGAAGGCTGACGCGCATGTTCGGCCGGCCGGCGATCGCCCGCTTCGGCTCCGCGGCGCGCTCCTTTTCCTGCGCCTTGAGGATCAGCTCGGCCCGCTCGTCTTCGTCAACCGTTACCAGGTCGGCAGCCTTGCGGAGCTGCTCGGCTTCCTCCCGCGCCTTGCGGGCGGCTTCGTCGGCCTCGCGCTTCAGCCTCAGCAGGAATGGCTCGACGTGCTTCTTGAGCTTCACCGTCAGATCCTTGGCGCCGGTCACCACCGTCCGCCATTTGTCGTCGACCTCGCGGCTTGCCCGCAGATGTGGAGCCTTCTCCTCCTCGCGCTGCTCGTCGGCGCGCTTGGCCAGGAGCCCGAGCCGGCGCGCCCAGGTCGAGCACTTGTCGGCGTCGGCCTGAGTGTCGATCGGTTTGGCGAGGATCGCTCCCGTCGTCTCCTCCTCGCCCTCGAGCTCGAGCCGGGCGGCCTCGAACGGATCGTCCGGGAGGTTGTCGCCGATCCCGGCGAGCGGCGGCGGGTCGTCGGCCCACGAGCCCTTGTCGAAGGCGTCGCGATAATGCGCCTCGGTGACGGCGTGTCCGAACGAGCCGGACTCGGCGACGCTCTCCATGTGCCGGATGCCCATGACGCGCTCGCTGCCGCGGAAGCCACGGAGCGCGACGCGCTCGGCGCCGTTGAGCCACACCGCCAGCGGCTCGCCGGACCTCATACGCCAGAAGCCAGGCGGCATGTCGGTGCGCGGCTCCATCGGATCAGGGTCCTGCCCAGCCAATTTCGCGCGCCAGTACCAGTACGGGTCGAGGCGCTCGACCACGCGCTCGGCGACGGCGCCGAGGGGTTCGAAGGTGTCGGTCATGAAGGCTGTCCCTCGCGTTGCGACGGACAAACGTCTACATTACGTAGACGCTACGGTCAACACAAAACGTAGACACTATGAACGCGAGCCTGCTATCCTCCCGCGTCGACAGGAGGCGAGGATGGCGGAGGTGAGGGCAATGGCGCTACCGCCGAACTACAGCGGTCAGCCGGGCGCTATTCTAACGGATAAGCGCGATTGGGAGTTCTATTTTATGTCGGGCGACAGGCTGTTCGTCACCTGCTACACCCGTGAGGATCCGGAGAGACCGGGGATATTTATTCAGGACGGCGCGGTTTTCGGGCTGTCAGATCTCCCGAATGATCTTGTTAGCGCTGACGATCTTGTACGTCTTGGCTTCAAGCTCTTCGACGGCCGACCCGTCTTTGAGTGTAAATTGCCGCTGGAGCCGGCCCGCGGTTGACATACCGTCGGCGCGGACTTCGCGCGAACCTATAATCCGATCATATTGGAGGAGGCTGTAGACGCTGCCGTCATCGTCCTCGGCGCGGAACCGCCGGACCGGCTTACCTCTCGGCGTGAAGCTGCCCATTGCCCCCTCCCTCAGATCACCTCGAAATCGGCGGCGATCAGCTTGGGGTGATTGTCGAGGATCACAAACTCGATCGGGTCATGGCCCTTGCGGTCGCCGTCTTCGTCGTAGAACACGCCGCCCGACTTCTTGTGGTAGAGGAGGAAGTCGTTCTTGTCGTCGGCGTGCTTGCCGTTTTCGAAGAACTTATCCTTCAGCTCGCCGGGTTTGTTGAGGGCGGCGAACACGTCGCTGTCGAGGAGCAGGCGGTCCCTGTCAGGGGACGATTTCTTGCTGGCAAAATCGGTTACGTGATCTAGGTTATCGGGGCCGATGGCGGCATCGAAGACGAAGCGATCGCTCTCGTCGCCGCCCGTTAAGAGATCATTGCCAGCGCCACCCGAAAGGGTGTCTCTCCCCCAGCCGCCGACCAGCCAATCATCACCGCCGCGGCCCTCGACAACGTCGTCGCCCGAGTCCCCGGAGACGTACTCGGCGGATTCGGTCATCAGCAGCCGGTCGTTATAGAGGCTGCCGAGCACGGTCACCCCGTCCGCGATCAGGGTCGACGCGTTCTTCCCCTGAATGTCCGACCACGCCACGGGCGGAACGAACTGGACTTCCCAATAGCGCCCGGTCTGCTCCCAATCGTGGTGTTGGTAGAGAACGACCGTGTCTCCCGAAGCATCGTAAGTGAACACCATGTCCGGGACGCCCCCGGCAGCAAAGTCGACGTCCCAAGGGAATTCTACAAATGGATTGTTGACGGCCTGGAAGCCAAGCTGAATTGTAACGGTCATCGATCGTCTCTCTGATTAGTCATGGTGCTTCGTTATTGTTTTCTTTGTGAGAGGTAGTTCGTGCATGCCTTCGGTGTCGCGGGCGCGGTTCGCGTCGCGACGCTTCCCAGCGGCGCGCTCGCGGGCCGCAATACGGCGGAGTTGGGCGGCACGAACGGTGAGGTAAATTTCGCTGGCCCAATCCAGCCGAGCACCTTCGATAGTCTTCGAACTGGCGTTGGTGGACTCGAGGTTATAGGTCCCCTTTCGCACGCCGCGGAGCACGCGCTTCAGGAAGCGCTGGCCGCGATCCGTCCGGACGGCAGCCTCTTCGCCGAGCAGTCCATCGATCGTTCCGCGCTGATCGCGCCAGACTACGATTACGTCGCCGTCCTCGTAGCGCGGGAGCATCGATTCGCCGCGGACCTCAAGGCCGATCAGGTCAGGTGGCACCGCAAACGGCAGATCGACCTGGTCGAGGCCTTCGGGCGGCACCTGTTCGAACTCGGGCGAAATTTCCGCCCCAGCACCGATGTAGCCCATGATTGGGATCGATCGCGTGGAAGCCTCGCCAGTGCCGAAAAGCAGCCACTGCGGGTTTACCTTGAAATTGCGCCCGTAGGTCACTGCTTCCTCGGCTCCAAAGCCGCGACTTGCGTTTTCGTGGGCGGCATAGGTGCTCGGCGCCCATCCAAAGCGCGCAGCAGCCGCCCTTGCGGAACGAAAACCGGCATTCGCCCGAGCCTGTTTCAATCTTTCTGATGGACTACCAACATCTCTCATGTCTACAAATTGTAATCACCACCTGTCTACATGTCGTGTTGACAGAACTGTCTACGTAGCGTAGACATTTTGCCGCATGGACCCTGACGCAATCATTGATGCTTTCGGCGGACCGAAGCTGTTCGGCGCGGCTATCGGCGTTAGTCGCAATCATGCTGGCGCGATGAAGACCCGCGGTTCGATCCCGCCAGAATACTGGCCGGCGCTGATAGCGGCGGCGAAGGAGCGCGGCATCGAGGGCGTCACCGCCGAATCGCTGATGGAGATCGCGGCGCGGAACGCCGCAAAGCGAAGGGTGCCGGCCGAGGCTACGGCATGAACGCGTTCGAAACGACGGCCGCCACGATGTCCGAGGGACCAGATCACCGTGGCGGCCTCCTCCGCGTGGGCGGCGATGCCCGCGGATTTCAAACCTTGTCGCGCGCCTTCGCTTGCCGGCACCGGCGCCGCGACCCTGAACGATCAACCCGACCGCTCTTCTCCTTCGCCGATGAGTTTGGCGAAGGAGCGTTTCGAGATGTCGAAAAAACGAGGGTTGGACGTGAGTAGCGCGATCGCGGAGATGTCTCAGCTTGTCCGGCTGGCTGCGTCTCCGGCGATACCGGGGGAGCGTCCGCCACATGCCATTGCCCGCGCCGCTCGGCGGCTGGGCTTCGAGCGCGGTCGGACGGAGTCCTTCTGGTACGGCAAAGCCCGTCGGGTTGACCCGGAGGAATTGGACGCGGCCCGCCGCGTAGCCGTCGAGCGTTCCCGAGACCTGAAGGTGTTACGCGATGACTACCGTCGGGCAGTCGAGATTTTGGCGCGGCTTGAGACGCGTCTTGCCGTTACGGACCCGGATTTTCATCAGCCGGATATTCATGCGCTTCGGGACATGGCTGACGGAGCGGCTGGCACCGGAAGCGCTGGCGGACTGATCCCCATTGATCGCGAAGGCGGGGAGAGATGAGTGGCCGTCCTCGAGGTCGATTTCCGCCGCGACAACAAGTTCGACCTTCAACTCGGCCAGGCGCTGATCAACGAGCGCCGCCTCGGCGAGATTTTCAGGACTGGCAGGATCGAGAAGATCGAGCTCAAGAGCGAGACCTGGCAGTGGGAGCAGACCGGCAACATCTGCGTCGAGTTTCGTTGCGACGGTAAGCCATCCGGGATCTCGGTGACCGAGGCCGGCTACTGGGTCCACGAGCTCCTCCGTGACGGCGAGACGCTCGTCTATCTGATGTTTCCGATCGAGCGGCTGAAACGCCTGGCGCGGGCAGCATTCCGCGCCGGTCAGTGGCGCACCGGCGCCGGCGACGACGGCCGGTTCGACGTGGTCCTTCTCCGACTCCGGGACATCCTGAAATGACGAAGCTGGTCAAATACGAGGCCGCGAGGCGAGCCCTAGCAGCGGCGACGTCGGTTGATGAGGTCAAGCAGATCTATGACACGTCCCGCGCTTTTGCGGCCTATGCCAAACAGGCCAAGGATGGCGAACTCCTAGGCAAGGCAGTCGAGCTCAAAGAGCGGGCCGTCAGCAGACTTGCCGAGCTGCATGATCAGCGCCGCAAGGCAGGTACGCTTGCCACGGGAGGCGACCGCGCCGGACGCAAGCGGAAGATAGGTGGGGTTCGCAAAACCCCGGCTATCAAACCTCCGACATTGGAGGAGCAGGGCGTCGACAAGAACCTCGCCAAACAGGTTCGCCACGCAGCGAAGGCGACGCCAGAGCAACGCGAGGCGGAGATCGAAAAGAAGAAGCGGCTGGCGGTCGCCACGGTCGAGGGCGACAAGGCCGTCATAAACGAAGCAAAAGCCGAGAAGCAGCAGGAGAAAAAACAGCGGCGCGAGCAGCGCGAACAGGCTCTCGCCGCGAAGATCACTGCACTACCGCAGAAACGTTATGGTGTGATTCTTGCCGATCCCGAATGGCGGTTCGAGCCGTGGTCGCGCTCGACCGGCATGGATCGTTCGGCCGACAACCATTACCCGACATCGGTGCTGGAAGTGATTGTCGCGCGGCCGGTCGAGACGATCGCCGCCGACGATGCCGTCCTCCTACTCTGGGCGACCGTGCCGATGATGCCTCAGGGCGTCCTCGTCATGGGCGCGTGGGGCTTCGACTACGTTTCGCATATCGTCTGGAACAAGCCGCGGATCGGCACCGGCTTCTGGGTGCGGAACAAGCACGAACTGCTGCTGATCGGCTCGCGCGGCAAGTTCCCGGCGCCGGTGATGGGCACGCAATTCAACTCCGTCATCGATGCGCCGGTCATGGCTCACTCCGAGAAGCCGGACTTCGCGCATCTGTTTGCGGAGACGTTCTACCCGACCCTGCCGAAGATCGAGCTCAACGCGCGCCAGGCGCGGCCGGGATGGGACGCGTGGGGCTATGAGGCTCCTGGCGAGAGGGCGGAGGCAGCATGATCTCCTCCCTGGCGATGTGGGCTCTGACGGTCGGCATCGCTGCCTTGCTGGGCGTCGGCCTGTATCTGCTCGCCTACCACCGCGGCTACGTCGCCGGCCTGGGCGACAGCATCGACCGGATCCCCGTCGACCCGCCGTGGGAGCCGCCGTCTTCGACCGAGTTCATGTCCGAGTTGTTCGAGGACCAGCGTGAGGACGAGCCGCCGCAGCGTTACCGGCGGGAAGCGTAAGCCTGGCGTTTTCGGCTCTTGTTTTTGCCCTTTACGAGGTCGTTGCAATGGCCTGGACGGAAGAGAGGACGGCGCTCGCCCGCCGGCTATGGGAGGAGGGCCATTCGGCCAGCCTGATAGCCGACAGGCTCGGCGACGGCGTGACCAGGAATTCTGTTATCGGCAAGGCGCACAGGGGCGGCTGGGGCCAGCGTCGTCCTGCCTATGCGCGGCCTGGCACGCCGAGGGGCTGGATGCGGCTGTCCGAGCCTGACCCCGAACCGAAAGCCAAGCCGCGCCGAGCTAGGGTGAAGCCGGACGAGACGCCGGCGCGATCGCACGCGCCCCGCGCCGCTCCTCCCCCGCCGCCACCTCCATCTCCACACCAGGTGGATCCGACGATCGAGCCGCCGAGCCGCGATCTCCGCCTGATCGAGCTGGCCGCCGACCAATGCAAATGGCCCTACGGCGACGGGCCGTTCGTGTTCTGCGGCCATCCGGTGCCGGAAGGAGTGCGGAACTATTGCCCGCACCATTTTCTGCGCGGCACCAGCGGCAGCAGCGCGCGGCAGTTTCGTCCCGGAGATTGGCGATGAGCGACGATGTTTTTCGTGAAGCAAAGGAGACTGCCGTGATGCCAGAAAACAGCATTGAGGGACGGGCCGAGCCGTTCCTGAAGCGGGTCGAGGGCGTGCTCGACGATCTTGCCTCACTCAAAGGCAAGTATATGGCGGATGCCAAGGCACTCCGCGGCGACATCAAGGAAATCTACAAAGACGCCAAGGCCGAAGACGTTCCCGTTAGAGCCCTCAAAGGTCTCGTTAAGTATCGGGAGCTGGAGCGTAAGCAAAATGCGCTTGCCGACGAGCTGGAGGACGAGGACGCCGACGCCTTTGAGACGCTGGTCGAGGCGCTCGGGGCGTTTGGCGACACGCCGCTCGGCCAGGCGGCGCTCGATCTTGCCGGCGGCGACGAGGAGGGCGAGGGCGATCAGCGCCCGCGCTTCAAGCAGACCGAGGACGAGGCGCCGAAGACAAAGCGGGCCCGCAAGCCACGCTCGCCCGCGGCCGAGCACGCGCAGGCGCTGGGCGGCGAAAGCACCGAGGAAACGGAGGCGCTGGGCGAGATCGAGCAGGCCGGCATCGGCGGCGTGGCTTCGTCCTTCACCGTGCAGCCATAGCAACGCGTGGGGGGATCGATGCCGCGTGCTGGACCGCTTGTGGGGCTTGACCTGGGGCGTCGCCTCGGCGTCGCCGTGGGCCCGCCGGGCTTCGTGCCAGCGTCCTATACGCTGGCGCTGTCCAAGCCCTCCGGCGGCCTCGCCGTGCAAGCCGGCAATCTGATCGCGGTGCTCGATCTGATCCTGTCCGGCGTCGATCCCCGCGATCCCGCACGGCCATACGGGCCGAAGCCGGCCCTGGTGGTCAAGGAGGCGGCGTTCTCCCTGGCCGCCTTCCGCGATCATGCCGTGAACGAGGCGGCGGTGCTTTCGGCGTTCGGGCTTCACGCGATCGTCGCCGGCATGTGCCAGCGCCACGGCGTCCAATGCCGGGACGCGCATGTGGCAACGGTCACGAAGCATTTCCTCGGCAAGGGCCGGTGGGCCGGCGGGCGTGCCGAGCGCAAGAACGCCATTGTCCGGCGCTGCCAGGACCTCGGCTATTTCGGCCGGGACTGCAGCGACGACGATCGCGCCGACGCCTGCGCCGTGTGGGATTGGGCCAGCGTGACGCTGGCACGGGTGCCGCCGCGCGAGATCCGGCTATTCGGACAGGAGCGGGCAGCATGATGTTTGCTCATAGCCCGACCGCCTTGCGCAACATGTCGTTGGCGCGTGTCTGCCAGCCGGGTCCACTGGTGCGCAGCGCATCCAGAAGGTCGGCATCGAGACGCATGCTGACGTTCTCCTTCGGATGCTCCATACGCGGCCGTCCACGACTGCGCACGACCACGGTGCCGATCCCGTATTTCTCCGCCGCCGCGCGCGCCCGTGGACTAACGCGGCGATCGTCAGCCTCGACCAGTTCAGCGTCCGCATTCTCATCCTTGGCCGCTGCAGTGGCTGCGGCATCATCCTCGTCGGTCATCGTCTTGAGCGACTTCTTTGCTCGCTTAGCCGCGTCGCGAAACTTCGTCTGCGTATTGGACATATCGCCTCGTCTCCTTCCTGTTGGCCTTCCATGCCGTGATAAGCCGCCACCAGCCGTTGCGCGGATTGAGCACGACTACGTGGACCCGCGGTCCGAGCAGCCCGAGAAGGCGGAATCGCAGCTCGTCGTGGCGGTCATCGATTTCGGCCAGCGCGGTGTCGAACTCGAAACCCTCCTTGATTTCCTCGAAGCTGACGTCGGGACGGCGCGTCCGATGGTCCGCTTCGTTTTCCGGGTCCCAGGTCACCCGATCTCTCGTGATTCCGAGCGTGTTCATGGAAATAATGTATATGCACAAATGTCTCAGAAGTCAATTGTTGTATATGCCAAAAATAAGGAAGACGCCCCGGGCTGCCTCTTCGGGGAGGAGCAAGCAGCATGAGCACGGCTGTTGCTCGGATCGGGGGCGTCATCCCCGCCAACATCGAGGCGGAGCAGGCGCTACTCGGGGCTATCCTGACGAACGGCGACGCGCTCGCCGCGGTGTCCGCCTTTCTCGATGTCGGACACTTCGGTGAACCTATACATGCCGAGATTTACAAGACGATGAGCGAGATGACGCGGCTCGGCAAGCGTGTGTCGCTGATCAGCGTCCGGGACTTCCTCAGCCCCGACCAGATGGTCGGCGACGTGACACTCTGGGAATACATGGTGAGGCTGTCCGGTGCCGCGGTGAGCGTCATTAACGCCGCGGACTTCGGCCTGGCGATCAAGGACATGGCGCTGCGACGCGGCCTGTCCGAGATTGGCCACAGCATGGCCGCCTGGGCGCGGAATGCCAAGCCTGGGGACTCGCCGGCCATCCAGATCGCCGAGGCCGAGGCCCGGCTCTATGACCTCAGCCGGGATCTCAACCGCGGCAACCACCGTGCGGTCCGCTACGCCGGGCAGATCGGCGAGGACATCATCGCCGCACTTGACGCCGCCGACCCGGAAGACGGGCCTGTTGCCACCGGGCTCCGCGACCTCGACGGGCTCATTGGCGGGCTGCGACGCGGCAACCTGACGATCCTCGCCGGCCGGCCGGGCATGATGAAAACCGGTGTAGCCTCATCGTTGTCGCTCGCCATCGCCGGGCGTGCCCGCGCCGTTCTCTTCCTCTCGCTCGATATGCCGGCGCCGGAGCTGGTGGCGAGGATGCTGACGGACCTGTCCTGGTCGCCCGATGCGTCGATCGCCTACGAGGATGTGCTCAACCGGAGGGTCGAGCGCCTCGACGATCGGGACATGCTCATCGGCGCCTCCCGGCGGCTCAAGGGCTTGCCGTTGACCATCGATCCGCAGCCTGGCCTCAGCATCGCCGAGATCATCGTCAGGGCCCGCCGCTGGGCCGACGCCAACGCCAAGAAGCAACGCAAGCTCGGGACCATCGCCATCGACCACCTCGGCAAGATCCGAGCGGCAGACCGTCGCGTCGAAAGCCGCCACCTCGAGCTGGGTGAATACACCAACGCCCTGGTCGACCTCGCCCAGGAAATCGACTGCCCGGTGCTTCTCCTCTGCCAGCTCAACCGGGCGGTCGAGGGCCGCGACAACAAGCGACCGACACTCGCGGATCTCCGGGAGAGCGGCAGGATCGAGGAGGACGCGGCGCAGGTGATCGGCGTCTACCGCCTGGCCTACTACCTCGCGCGGACGAAGTATGACGACGTCGACAAGGAGCAGGAGCGGGTCAACCTTCTGCACCAAGTCAAGCACGACATGGAGCTGATCGTGCTGAAGAACCGGCACGGAGCTGAGGGCGTGGCGCGGCTGCGGGTCGATGTCCCGGCCGGGGCGGTGCGGAACAAGGACCGCTATTGAACCATGTCGCGCATCCGCTCCATTCACCCCGGGCTTTGGACAGACGAAGCGTTCGCGTCGCTCCCGGACGGAGCTGCTCTGCTCTACATCGGGCTTCTAAACGAGGCCGACGACAATGGCGTCTTCGAGTGGAAGCCGTTGACGATCAAGATGCGACTGCGGCCGGCCTCAGCCATGACGGCCGGCGACGTCGAAGCGTCGCTGATGACGATCCAGGCAGCGGGGATGGTTGCGGCTTACGAAGTCGGCGGCAAGAAGTATGGGGCAATTCGGAACTTCGTCCGGTGGCAGCGCCCCAAGCTTCCGAAGTCAGTCCATCCCATGACGCCCCACCTTCTTCCTTACCTCGGGTTCAACCCCGAGGGTAAGAGGCCGCGCGCCGGAACTGGACGGCCACCAAGTGACGACGATGACGAACCGCTTCCGAAGTCGGGAGAAACCGCTTCCGAAGTAACGCGCCAGAGGAAGGAGGAAGGAGGGAGAAGAAAGAAAGATCTCTTGCCGGCAAAGCCGCCGGCAACCAGCAAGCTCGACGGCCAGAGGCCGCCACATCGATCGGCAAACGACGAAGCGTGGGAGCGGTTCAAGGCGGCATATCCCAAGCGGAAGGGCGACTTCGAGTGGAAGACTGCCCGAGAACGTTTTGACCGGGCAATCCGGGACGGGACAGATCCGGACGCGATCATCGCCGGGGCAGCGCGCTATGCCGAGCAACAGCGCAGTCTCGGCCACATCGGGACGCCCTACGTCAAGCAGGCGAGCTCGTTCATGGCGGCGAGGACGTGGGAGGAATTCCACGACCAGCCCAAGGCCAACGGCCAGCACGGACCATCCCCGCCGAAGGACGACCACGACGCGGAAATGCGGCTGCATGTCGGGCGCGATAACCGCAAGTGGCCAACGCCGAAATGGGGTGCAATGCCCAATCGACCAGGCTGCCTGATCCCGCCGCACCTGATCAAGCCGGACGACGGCGAAGGGTGGACCGAATGGGAGCAGTAGGCGCGTTCGCCCTCGTCGTTGCGCTCGTGTCGGCTTCGATTTGCCCTGTCGCCGCCACGCCCGACGGCTACTGCCAATTATGGGCGCGCGATGTGGCCGAGCTCGAGGTGCGCACGGGCGCGCAGCTGAACCTGATCTTCGAGGGCGACAGCCTGGTGTTCTCCCGACGCGATGACGTTGACCTCAAAACTGCAGACGGCAATCTTGTCGAGATACGCGCCGAAACGCAGTTCCGTACTTGCATGGCGATCCCTGAATACGACGCCCTGCCGCTGCCCGATCTGCCGACGGCGCACGCCGAAAATTGGGCGACCACGGTGGCGCTCTATGCGGTCGGACGCCAAGGCACCGAGCCCGCCGGAGTCGATCCGACTCCCAACCCTGCCTCGGCGGCCGAGTGGCGGGCGGCGTGCGAGGCCGAATATCGAACATGGGACGAGGCTGACGGCACGGTGGTGCGCCGGGGATCTTCGGAGCGGGTGCCTTGCCCGCTCAAGCTCATCGACGGCGAGTGGAGGGTACCAAAATGAACGAAAACCAGGTTCGCTATCGTGGTCCCACCGAGGCCGACTTCGCGCTGATCCTTGAGCGGATCACCCACATCATCGAGGAGCTCGCCGCAGTCCATGTGCTGTGCGATCAGATCCTCGCACGCCGAGCCGCTGAGGGAGATGCAAATGCCAAAAACAGATGATCGCGACGCTGTCGCCTGGTACGTCGTTGCCTCGAGGCCAAAGCGCGAAGCCGATGCTGCGGCCGTCCTCTGGCACCAGGGTTACGCCGTGTTCCTGCCCCGTCAGTGGGAGACCAGATCGGAGAACGGATACACCAAGAGCGAGCTAGTCCCGCTCTTCCCCGGCTACTTGTTCGCAGCCGTCGACCACCACGAGGAAGGGCAATCTGTATACGCGATCAACACCGCCGAGGACGAGCATGGTGTTGTCCTGCAGCGCGTTGTCCGACTTGGGGGAAGCCCTGCAAAAATCCAAGATGAGATTCTGTGGACGCTCAGGTCCTACTTCGACCCGCGTGGCGACGAGCCGCCGAGCAAGCGCACCATGAAACACCTCCGCAAGGTCATCCGCAGGAAGATGTTGGCGCTCCGCATCGAGGATATCATCGCCAAGATCGAGGTCATTGACGATAACGGCAGGCATCGGCTACATGCCTACACCGACGCGCGCGGAACGAGACTAGCCTAGTAAGCGGCGTCAAAGCAGGTGAGGCTCTGCAAGACGGCGGATTTCCGCCAAACCGCGCAACCTCCACTGCTACCGCTATGCCATCCCAAAATGAGCAATCAGACGACCGGAGCGCCCGGGCGCTAACCTATCATGCCGGGTATTCGACCTCGCACTTTGCTCAGCCCACCAACACCATCGCTTGAAAGGACCGGCAAATGACCAAGGAAGAAATTCAGGCAAGGCTTCAGGATATCATCGATGAAGCTACCCTGCTCGTGAAGGACATCGGCACCGAGGCGAAGGCCAGGGTGCGCGAGGCCGTCGAGGCTGCGGTCGCCGTCCTTAACGACGCCCTCGCCGAGAACCAGGAAGACGCAGAAGGATAAGCCCCTATCGACACGGGGGAGGCTACCGCTTTGCCATGCCAGTCCAGGATCAGCGAAGCGCTGAAGCGCAAGCCTATCATCGCTGGTATTCGACTGGGCGATGGCAGCGCACTCGTGCCGCGCAGCTCCGAGCCGAGCCGCTCTGCCGCATGTGTCTTGACCAGGGCAGAGTGACGCCGGCGACGGTCTGCGACCACGCTACCCCGCACAAGGGCAACGAAGTTCTCTTCTGGTCGGGCCCGTTCACCAGTTTGTGCGCCACGCATCACGATAGCGCGAAGCAGCAGGTTGAGAACCGCGGGTACTCGTCCGAGGTCGACGCCAACGGCATGCCGGTCGATCCCAGCCATCCTTTCAACCGGTGACGGGAGGGGGGGTCAAAACTCTACAGATCTGGGGGGCTAGACCGGTCGGGGGGTCGCCGCAGAATTAGTTTTGGAGCAAAATTTTGGGACTACGCGGCCCTGGAGCGCAGCGCGTCAAGGTTGCCCGGGATGCGATCGGCGACCGCCAACAGCGCCGGTTCCCATGGCGGAAGGCAGGTCTCAGCCGATCGGAACGCGTGATTTCGTTCCTGCAATGGCTGCCGATAACGAAAGGACCGCTCGCCGGGAAGCGGATGCGGCTTCTGCCCGGCCAACGCGAGTTCGTCGAGGAGGTTTACGGCAACCTCGACCATCGCGGCATCCGGCGGCGGCGGATCGGCGTGAAGTCGGAGCCGAAGGGGAACGGTAAGACCGGCCTGGTCGCGGGGTTGTGCCTTTGCCACCTGGTCGGGCCTGAGAGTGAGCCGCGCGGTGAAGTTTACTCCGCCGCCATCGACCGCCAGCAGGCCGCGCTGATCTTTAACGAGATGGAGGCGATCATCCTTGCCGTGCCGGAGTTTGCGATGATCTGCAACCCGGTTCGGTTCCACAAGCGGATCGAGGTGATCGACGGTCTGGCCGCCGGCTCGGTGTACGAAGCCCTTTCTGCGGATGCTCGACGAGCTCACGGTCTGGCGCCGTCGCTGTTCGCCTACGACGAGCTCGCCCAAGCCCGCGATCGCGTGCTGCTCGACAACCTGATTAACGGGCTCGGCAAGCGGAAGGAAGCCCTCGGCCTGATCATCTCGACACAGGCACCGGACGATCAGCATCCGTTGTCGCAGCTGATTGATGACGGTCTGTCTGAAGCGGACCCGTCGATCTTCGTGCAGCTGCTCGCGGCCCCGCCGGAAGCGAACCCGTTCGACGAGGCGACCTGGCGGGCGTGTAATCCGGCGCTCGGGATCTACCTCTCGCTCGATGAGATGCGGACAGCGGCGGAACGGGCCCGGCGGATCCCGGCCTTTGAGCCCGCGTTCCGCAATCTCCGTCTCAACCAGAGGGTCGACGCCCGGGAAGAGCAGCGGATCGTCACCGCGGCGGTGTGGAAGGAAGGCGCCGTGCCGGTCGACCGCGCCAGGCTGAAGGGCCGGACCTGCTATGCGGCGCTTGACCTCTCCGGGAAACACGACCTGACGTCGCTGACGCTGGTCTTTCCTGACGACGAGCTCGAGCCGGGCTTCGACGTGCTGCCGTTCTTCTGGACACCGGAAGGTCAGATCGAGGCGCGATCGCCGGCGGAGCGAGATCGCTTCAAGCTCTGGATCAAGCAAGGGCACCTAATCGGGATCCCTGGGCCGACGATCCGGTTCAGCTACGTGGCTCGCCAGCTCGTCGACCTCAGTCGAGAGTTCGAGATCGCGGCGCTTGGCTACGACCGCTGGCGGATCGACGACTTCAAGGCCGACATGTCCGAAACCGGCGCCGACCTTGATGTGACGCTCGAGCCGTTCGGCCAGGGATACAAGGATATGGGCCCGGCGGTGGAATGGTTCGCCGAGCTCGCTTTGACCGGGCGCATCCGGCACGGCGCACATCCGGTGCTCACCGCGGCCGTCGCCGGCGCAATCCTGACAAGCGATCCGGCCGGCAACCAGAAGATCGACAAGGAGCGGTCCTCGGGCCGCGGTCCGGTGCGGGTCGACGGGGCGGTGACACTGGCGATGGCGCTGGAGTTGGCCAGGCGAACTGCACCCCAAAACAGCAGCCTCGATAACTTCCTCGCCAACCCGGTGATGCTGGCATGAGCATCTGGAGCGGACTGTTCAGCCGCCGGAACGTGAAGCTCTCGGGCCGTGACGATGCAGAGACGCTGCGCGCGGCACTCGCATCCGGCATCAGCTCCGCCGGCAAAGCGGTCACCGTCGATACGGTCATGTCGCTCGCGACGGCTTGGTCGTGTGTGCGGCTCCTGGCGGAAACGATTGGCACGCTGCCCATCGGCGTGTTCGAGCGAAACGGTGAGGCCAAGTCGCCCGCTCGTGGAAACCCACTGTACGAGCTCCTGCACGACAGCCCGAACGCTGACCAGTCGGCGGCGGAATTCTGGGAGGGCGTCGTTGCCTGCCTCTGCCTATGGGGCAATGCCTATGCCGAAAAGAGATTCATCGGCAAACGCCTGGTCGCAATAGAGCCGCTGCGGCCCGACTTGATGAGCGTAAGCCGCGACACCGCAGGGCGCAGGATCTACCGGTATAGCGATCCGCGCGGCGCGCGGCCGGCGATGAGTGAGGACCAAGTCTTCCACGTCCGAGGTTTTGGCGTAGGCGGTGACGTCGGCCTGTCACCCATCAGCTATGCGCGGCAGACCATGGGGACGGCGATTGCCGCCGACGAGACTGCGGCAGCAACTTTCAAGAACGGTCTGCAGGTATCAGGCTTCCTTGAGATTGTCGGCAAGAGCACGCCGGAGCAGCGGAAGGATCTTGTCGACATCTTTGCCAAGTTCTCCGGCTCGTCTCAGTCGGGCAAAGTGATGCCGCTACCGGACGGGACGAAATTCGTTGCGCTGAGCATGAATCC